GCATCGTTAGTGAAGAGCAAACATTCTCTTTTGCTTGAGCTGATTGCTAGTCTGTTTGAGACTATAAAGTTAAATCCCATGAACTGATTGATTTCGCCATTGGCAAGAGCCTTCACAGTGTTAAAATCTGAAGATGTTACTTCAGTTGTTCCTAACAAGTCTGTAATTTGTCTTGGACCAACAACAATAGTTCTTGGAAGTGATGGATCAACAGATGCAGCATCAAGAGTTTCTTTAGCAGTTCTTAATTTTGCAATAGTTAATCCAGCAGTACCACTTTCTGTAATCTTTTGACCAGATGGTAAAGGAATGGTACTTGAACCAGTCTCTCCACCAAATGCGTTTCCAGAAACAGAAGCGATAATTTCATCATCCATAGATCTTCCCATTGCGTAAGCAGCGGCAAGAGCATAGTTTGATGTTGGATCGATCAATGTTCTGACTTTATCTTGCTGATCTATAAGATCTGCAAATTCGTAGTCAGCCATTGATACTCTTCTCCTACTATGAGGAGTGTCGATCTGTGGAGTGTCAGAGTGTCTTGATACTCTTTTCTGTGCAGCAACTTGACCAATTCTTTCGAAATAGGCATGTTTGCCATTTACACTCTCCACATCAACAACACCTCTTAGAAGAGAACCTTTTTGTTGTGAAAGCATTTGCACATTGTTTGAATACTGCTGTACAAAAGCTTCAGTTATTTGACTAGACATAATCTAATCCTCCTCTTAGGTTTATTATTGATTGATCGAATTGATTTTCCTGATTGCTCAGGATCGTTTCTTTAGATTTATAGTCTCTAATTAGACTTTTTTCTTAGCGGTCTTTTCAGGTTGTCGCTTAGAATTTTTTTTAGTAGCCCAGTCAAAATATTCCTGAGCTTTTGGCAGAGGATCTTTTCTTTCATACTCTGGACCAAATTCAGTAGCCAATCTTAAACATTCTAGTTTAACTTCGACTTCTGATAATTCTCCTTGTGCTTCAAACTTTTCGTTAGCCATTTAGCATCTCTCTAAGTTTTAAAACTTCATCAACAGATTTTTGATGATTAACATGACCTTTATCCCAATAAGCAGAACCTTCTTGAGTTAGTTCTGTTATTTCTTTTTCAATATCTCTAGCAGTCATATAAGAAGATCCATCTCCTTGTATAATTGGATCTTCAGATAATTTATCTGCTAGATCAGAAAAGGCTTTTATAACTTTTAAGTTATCTCCTAATCTTGATCCATCTTTAAGATAAGTATTTTCTAAAAAATCTTGTCCTAAAGAATTTACTGCAAGTCTTTTAGCTTGATCTAATCTTTTTGCAAACTGAGGACCATACTCTTTTTTAAGTTCAGTCTCTGTTGCAAGCTGAGCTTCAGCTGCTTGATCTTCTTGATTAGCAGCTATATTACCATTTAGATCGTTATAAAATTTAATTAAGCCTTCAGCTTGTTTAGGAAGTAATCCTAATCTGTGAGCTGTTTGATTAAATTGTTGTAACTGTTCAGTGTCCATTTCTTGATCTTTAAGATCATATTTGTAATCTTCTGGATTACTTGGAGCACCCAATTTTTTAAATACTTCATTCCAATCCTCATCTGTTGCATGTTTATTTGGAACTGGAATTTTATCAGATCCAACAAGTTTTTGAGCATGAAGATAACTTTTTACAAAGTCCTCCATGTTGTTAAAATTTTCTAAAGATTTTTCTTCTTTAAAATTTTCAGGAATTAGATCCTTAAAATTAGTTTCTTTAGTTTCTGTTATTTGTTCTTGATTTGTAAGAACTGTATTTACTTCAGCAGTTGCCTCAGTATTATTCTGAACAACTGTTGGCTGTTCAGATTGAGCTGGTTGCTCAGTTGTCTGATTTTCCATTTTTTTACCTATTGGTTATTTTGTTTTAATCATTGCTTTTATAAAAAGATAAATTGATCTTTGTCCTTCTAAAAAAGCGGTTTCATGACTGTTATCTTTATTGAAAGTAGTCGTTCTCTCATGACATCTTATAGAGATGTCGTCTAAAACTCTTTGACCTTCTTCAGATCCAAAAATAATTTTGTAATCTTCTTTTAGTCTTTTTATTTTTTTTTCTATTTCTTTATTGTGATCCATCTTGAACTACTTTTGCTAAAGGAGCAGCATTCTTAGCCATTTGACTTTCAGCCATTTGTTGTTGCATCTCCATTGCTTGTTGTTGTTCTGCAGCTCTTTCTTCTCTTATTTGTTGGACTTGACCATCAGATTTAATCATAGATGCTGGTAATCCTAAAATATCTATGATCTGTTTTATAAATCCATTCTCATCAATGTAATCCATCACTGGCATAGTTTGTGCCATAGATCCAAACAATTCTAATCCTCTCATGATTGATTGTAATTCTTGAGATCTTTGAGCTAATGCCATTGGAGATACATACTCAATATTTAATTCTTGAGATTGTAAAATATCTGGAGAAGGCTGAAACAAACCTTTTCTTAACATCACATTAAATATTCTAATAATTAATGGAGATAATAATTCAGATTGTAATCTTCCTAGGACTGGTCCTAAGATCCTCATCTTTTCTTCTTGTCTTTGTAAAACTTCTGTTGCTGTCATGTTTCTATTTTCAGTTACAACTAACTGATCGATATGAAACATTTTATTTATAGCATCTCTTCTTTGATTTTCATTATTCAAAGTAGTTGCTGTGTTTGCATTTATATTTAATGGCTCTATTCTATCTCTTGATCCTGATCTGTAATAATTTAAAGATCCAGGAGACATTCTAATAGGAGCTAACATTCCATCATCAGGTATCAATAAAGGTGGATCAATTTGTTTAGCAGATGCTTTTAAACTATTTTCAACCATTTTATTTAAAACTTTAACATCAGGTAAAGCATTCATTCCTGGAGATCTTCCATAAACTTCTGTTGATGCTTTTAAGTATCTTGGAATGACATAAGGATTTTCTTTAAATCCACCAATAGAAATTATATGACCACCTTCATATTCCATATAAATAGATTGAAAAGGCATATTCTTTTTATCTTGCTTTTGAGGATCAAAGTCTAATCTTGGTTTTATGACATGAACAAATTCAACATCATCAAAAGGAGTTTTCTTAACCTTATTAATTAAGTCTCTTGATACATTTTCTATTCCAAATTTATCAACAGCTGCTTGAGCTGGCATTTTAAATCTTCTGTATAGTGTATCAACAAATCCTTTTTTATTCTCCTGGATATAAATTTCTTTTATATGTCTAGCAGAGAAGAGTAGAGTATCTTCATCATCTTCTTCAATCATCAAACATGAAGTGCCAAAAGCAATCAAGTCATGATAACATTCAAAGATCTCTTGTTGAAAATTAGATTTAGCAATTACATCATACATTCTTGATGTTGCATCTTCTAACCATTCTTTAGCTTCATCTATTCCATTTAGTTCAGTTTCTTTAAATCTTAAACTAAACCATTTGTTAGCTGAGCTCGTCAACATACCATGCAAAGATGCTGCCAATAGTTCAAGAGCATGGATCGCTGTTGCATCATAAATTAAAGTATGTCGTTTGTCGCCTCTTGCTCGTTCTTTTGTGATCTCTGCCTTTCTAGGTAACATGTAATCAGAAACTTCTTGCCAATGGCTTTCCCAGTTGGATCGTTTCTCCATTAACCTAGATAGGTTGTCTTTGAGCTGTTTTGTTAAAGCTCGTAATTCAGGTGTTTGCATTTATTTTCTTTTTTTTCTTCTTTTAAGTTTTTTAAAATCTGCACCAGTAATTTTATTTTTAGGTTTTGCTACTCTTGCAATTTTTTTTTGCTTCTTACTTAATCGTTTTCGCATTATCTTCTTCTTCTTTTTTTTGCTTTTCTTTTAGCTTTATTTTTTTTGCTATTTGGAAAACCAGCTTTCATATTTCTGTAAGCTTTAGCTGATATAGTTGACTTCTTTTTTGATCTTGAAGTACCAGCTTTTTTTCTTTTATTTATATTTCTATACAAACTCATAATTATCCTCCTAATAATACTTTTTTACTTAATGTTGGTTTTGATGTGTCTCCAATGACACTTGATAATATTGTTGACTTTCTTCCTCTTTTTTTTCTTTTTAAAAGATATTCATCATCAGTCATCTCAACATCTGTTGGAGCTGTTTTATCTGCTGTAATTAAATCAGATTTAATATTTGTATTATCCATTTGTGAAGCTACTCTTGGTTGCTCATCAGATTTACTATTATCTCTATCGTTACCAGTTGTATTTGTTCTTGGAGTTCTTTGTCTTGTTACTCCAGCAGCCTGGCCTTCATAGTCCATAGCATTTTGTTTTGATTTTTTTATACCACCAGTAACACCACGAATGATTGCTCCAGTAACTCCTCCGCCTTTTATAAATTCAGCAATTGGATTAGGCTCATTTTTTCTTGATGCTTTCTTTGCATCTCTGACTGTTCCTGATCCTCCACCAGCTGGTCCATCTCCACGACTTCCCATAGTTAGCCTCCTAATAAAGTTTTCTTATCTAAATTTTCATCTTTAATTTCTGACAAGCCAGTTCCTGTAAGAATTGTAGATCTTCTTCCAGTTCTATTTAAATTTCTTCTCTTCTGATCTTTCTCTGCTTGTTCTTGCCTTGCTTCATCTTCGTAAGAAAAATCTGGCTCAGGCGGATCTTGCAAAGGTGGCGGAGATGGCATTTTTGGTTTAAATAATGATCCCATAATTATAGTACCTTGTAGTTAGTTTCATGTTGTTGCGGCCTTGCTTGTTGGCCAATTTTAGTTTCGTTTAATCCAGTTGCTAAAGTTCTCAAAGCATCTGCTGCATGTGAGGACCAATCATGAACTGGTTTTATTTTATAAACTCTTTCCTTATCTGAAAATTTTCTATGATAATGTCTAAGAGCATTAACAAGTTTTGAGCAGTTATCGACATCGATCATACATCTTGGCAACAACATCTTTACTGCATGGATGCCATCTTCGATTGCCATTCTTGGAGCTACTTTAAATCTTAACCCCATCTGATAAGCTACTTCACGTCTGGTTTTTCCAGAGCCAAATTCTGTTTGATCTAAATCATGAGGACCATAGTTAGTGCCTATGACATAATCTTTTTCTTTTATAACCTGAGCATAGTGTGGCAGTGCATGATTGTTATTTTCATAATAATCAACAATATGTATTTGATGACCTATCTGTTGAAAGAATATTAAAACAGTGAGGTCGTTCCAACCAAGATCCCAGGCAACATGGATTGGATAACTAGGATCTATTGGTACTCTAGTTATTTGCTTTTTGTCATCCAAGGAGGCAATAATATCGCCATATATAGATCCTTGAATATTACCTATAAATGAACATTCAAATTCTTGTTCGTACTTTTGAGAACCCATCACAGCTAGAGCTGCATCTAATTCTTCTTTATCAACTATGCCAGTTTCACTAGCTTTAGCTTTATATAAAAACCATTTAGGATTTGACTGAGCTTTTTGATAATAATCATAAAACAGATTTGCCATACCTTTTGGTGTTCCAACCAGGATCATAAAACCTTTTCGATCAGATAGAGCTGGTGTTATAACTTCGTTTATCAGAGCTGGATTTATTTGTGCAGTCTCATCAATGATGCAGCCATCTAAATATATTCCTCTGATGCTATCTGGATTTTCAGATGACAAGAGCATTATTCTTGCACCATTTACAAAATCACATCTTAGTTCTGTTTCGTTATACTTAGTTCCAGGTATTTCTTTTGTATAATATTTTAAATAATCAAATGCGATCTTCTTTGCCTGGCCATAAGTAGGAGCTATATAAGCAAACCTTGGATTATGGTTTTTGTTTGTCATGGCTTCTTTAATCAGATGATTAATGCACATAACAGTTTTGCCAAATCTTCTATGACAACAGAGCAAACTATATCTAAACTTTTCTATATTGTTATGTATATAAGCCTGATGCTTTCTTGGCGTATAAGGAATTGTAACTTTCATTAGTGAAATGTAGGAACATTCTCAGAATGCCAATACCTCATTTTAATTTTAGCAAATACAAAGTCAGCAAACTCAATTATATCTGCCTGATTTTTAAAACCATCAAAGCTAATAACTAATTCATTGTTAAATGTTGTAAAACTGTATGCAGAAATATCTTCGTATTTCTCTGGTAAAAACTTTTTCTTATTATCTTTGTTCATGTGTTTGTGTCTGTGTTTGACCTATAATTAATACGCTTTTATATGGCGGCAGTTTATTGAGGTGTAGTGCCATTTTCCTAAATATTTTTTTATTTTTCCAGGTTTTCGACCTATCTATTGATGATCAATAAACTACTCTGACTTGATATACTTAAAAAATAATTCAATGTAGTGATTGTTTAGTGAATTACTTTATAACTAAACCTCATGACGCAAGAACCAACTATTTTTCTGGCTCGTTAATAACGATCTCTTGAGCAGCAACATCAATGACATCATCTTTATTATTTGACCAACCAATCTCTATTTTAGTTTCTTGTTTGATCTCTTGTTTATCTCCATAGACTGGAATTAACTTAGAAGCTAACCACTTGGCTAATTGAACTTTCTCTCTAACAATCATTATGTTTCGATTGTCAGCATGTTCCAATTCATCCATTGCATTCTCAATATAAGTCTGAGCTCCAATTCTTCTTGCTTCATTTATCTTAGCAAGGAAGTTCTTATCCTTACCAATCTCTTTAT